TAGATATTCATATAGCAGAAGGTACTTTTGATATCCTATCTGTATTTTATAATCTTAGAAACAAGAATACTATAAATAATATATATTCCTCTATAGGAGGAAATACTTATATAAGTCTAATCAAATATTTCTTATGTACTATTGGTTTGGTTGATGTAACCTTCCATATTTATATAGATAATGATATAGATAATTTTGTATTAAAAAACATAAAAAAGAAATTGACTCCGATAGGAATCAATGCGTATATTCATATGAATATCTTTGAAGGAGAGAAAGATTTTGGTGTATCTCCTGATAAGATAAAAGAGTATGTATATAAATTATGCTAAAAGAGGAGAGATTATATGAAAGAGTTTGATCAGTATATTGATGAGCATGATTTTATTAGCATGAAATATAATTACAAATCTGGAATGAAATATTCAGATATTAAAGAAAATGAATTACAACTTAAAAGTTCTGACTTTGATCTTAACAGAACTGCAAGTAATAATACAAAGTCTATTGCTTTGATCCATTTTAATAGAAGTATTTTTACAAACTACAAATTTAAAATATTTACTGGTGTATTACAGACAATGCTGAAGGAAGATGAATTGTATGCGTATATTTTCTTCAAAATCAAATCAAAAGACAACAGAATCCTTTCTGCCAATATTTTTAGATCTTATAACATTGATCGGGCAAACTTATTGTATCTATCGACTATTAAATATACTTATGAAAAAATCACACTAGCAAAAGTAACTCTTGGAGAAAATAATACATTCTTAGCTAAATTTGATAATTTGGATAAAGAAATAAATGCAAAACCTATATATCTATTAGATTATATCTATCCTACATCTAGTGGAATGGAATCTATTAAAGATCTTGTGGATCACGCTAAAGAAGATCCCTATACTTATAATACCAATATGAGTATCTTAAATCTATTATCGGATATTTTTATCCAGATAGGATGCGATCCTAATAGAGATTTAAAGAAAGAAATTAAAAATATAAATGATATTGCATATGGGAAGAAGAAAGAAGAACCCAAAACTCAGGAAGAACCTAAAAATACTAATGCTTTAAACATAGAATATGATCCTACAGTAGATTATAGAAATTTATCTACATCTAATAAGCCTAAAGAGATCAAAGGTCATCCTGGTTTTACCGTGTACAATTAAACCCAACATATCATATAATTATTATACCTACTTTATAAATTATACAATTCTCTATTTTAGACGGAGTAGTAGGATAAGGACTTGATGTCCTTATCCTCTCTCTTTTGTTAATACGTCACTACAAATATAAAACAGTGGCTCCAGTTCTTTTTTTTTTGTTAAAAAAGAACAAAATTCATAATAGTATAGAAAATATATTTTCTTTATTTATTATCTAGAGGAGGTTATATTATATAAATAGAGAAGAAAATATTAGAAAAATAAAAAGAGGTATTTTAATGGTTTTAGGTTATTATATATTAAAAAAGAAAAGGCACTTCTCTATATTTCCTATACTACTACATAATAGTTTATGATTTAAAATTTTACTAACAATATTTTAATTTATTAGAGAACCATTTACTGATTTAAAGATTATTTTCTTTAAAGGATATGGAGGTATTTCTATAATGGATTTTGATTTAAGCAGAACTTCAAAATATCCTGAGAATATCAACACCGATGAATATCGTGAGAAAAAAGAATATATCGCTGAATTAACTTCTGCTGCTTTGTATGGAATAACAAGCAGAGCTAAAAATCTAATAAAAGAAAAATCTGAAAATTCAGGAATAGTAGATACTGTAAAGACAAAAGCAAAGCTATATAAACTATATGACAAATATACAAAAGATTGTAATAAACTAATCAATAGCAACAAAACCCTTCGTGAGATAAAAGAAGAGTCTAAATTCGTTATTGAACTATATATAAGCAATATTTCTGAAATGATCTAATCCAATCCAGAATCCTTTGATTAGGATTCTGGACATTTTAATCTCACATAAGATCACATCTTAGTAATTAAGCCATTAACATAATTGGAGGTTAAAATTATAATGGGTGGTTTTACTAATACAAATTACAGAAAAACCTCTGAGAGTCTTGTACAAGGGTTACAAAACCGTTTACAAAATAATCCTTATTATTTATTTATAGATAAGAAACCTACAGTGGTTACTTATTGGAATATAAATGATAAACACTCCACCCTAGATCAGGGTGATAAAGAAGTATATCATCAAACTGGTGAAAATACTCCCTTAAGATATAATAAAATAAATAATTTTCAGATCTATGGAATCGAACGTATAATGGTAGATATTCAACGTGGTGAATATGGTCCTGAATCTCCTATAGAAGGGGAAGCTATTATTCTCCCTAATACTATTATACCTTGCCCTGATGATTATTTTATGATCACATATCTTAAAGATAATACTCTCTTGTTTAGGGTAAATTCTGCAACTCCTGATACATTAGAATCAGGGGCTAACTTTTATAAAATAAAATATAATGCAGAAACATCTAGTGAGTTATCTAAAGGGTTTTTAGATAACAAACTTCTTGTAAATGAATTTGATTATAGGCCTGGTAATATAGGAACCAATCTATCTACGTTAATAGTAACTTCTGATGCAGCATTATTAGATAGAATACAAAGTCTATATAATATGCTGAAATCTTTCTATTTAGAATTGTTCTATAAAGGGAATATCCAAACCTTTATTTATGGATATCTCGGGATGTTTATCTATGATCCTTACCTGATAGAGTTCATTATTAGAACTGGAATCTTCTCTGAAGAAGGAAACAATTATCTTTATATATCCCAAGCAGTACATAAACCTGATACATTCTCTATAGAATATTCTAGAAGTATATTTAAAGATGTAGAAGATGTAAATCCTAAAATGCATTTGAATAGTTGCTATCCTGTGCCTGTTCATGATCCCAATAGTTTATTAGTAGATAGAATGGAAGATTATTGGGAATTATCTATCAATATAAGAAACAAGTGTAATGAACCTATAAATTGGTTAGACATGGACTTATTTGATAGAATTGAAAAGAATCTTCCTTATGAAGATGATAAAAAGAATTTCTACAAAAATATTATTATCAAATTTATGAATAAAACTTCAGATACATTTGATCTTAATATAGAAGATATAGAAAGTGCAGAAGAGATGGATTACTATTTCTGCAAAGATCTATATTATGAAATTCCTTTATTACTATACGCTTTAAGAGGATATATGACTGGATTACAATCTGGAGGTACTCAAGATTCTAATCCTGACTACCAAAAATATGTAACAAGTACATCTTGTACTAAATCATATATTGAAGGTAATTAAATAATATTATTTACAACAATATAATGGATAATTTTTCATTATAGGAGGAATATTATGTCTGCAGCTGTTGATGAATGTCTGATTGAAGATATTAAACGAGATCTTCTTGAAGACATGATGATTGGCGATAATGATATCGCAGAAGAAACTTTAGATAAAATGATGGGCTGGAATGAAGAAACTCAAGAATATGATTCTGAAGATGGAGTATTATTCCCGCAACCTATTACAGAAATAGAATAAGAGAGGTATATAAAAATGAGCTTTGAACATTTGAATCCTGATATTATGGTAGAAGGAAAATTTGATGAAGATCTTCATGAAGATATTCTGATGGAAACAGTAGATCAGATGATCGACGAAGATGAAGAAGTAGATAAAGAAATTCTTCAGGGCCGTGGAGACGGAGAACTCGTAGATATCATCGATGATGAAGATGACGACGATGATAACGAAGAAGATGATGACGATGACGAAGGCTACGATGATGATGAAGATGACGACGACGAAGAATATGATGAAGACTATGATGATGACGAAGACGACGAAGATGATGATGAAGACGAAAAATGTGAAAAATGTGGTAAGAATCCTTGCGTCTGCGATGATGACGATGAAGATGATTATGACGAAGAAGACGAATATGATGACGATGATGATGAAGAGGAATATAAAGACTAATTATTAGGAGGAAATAAAACAATGAAAAAATTAGTAAATGTGTACTGTGATAAAGCTTTTTCTATTAATGGGGTAGTATTTTCTGGTGTTTGCCGAAATATTATTCTTAGAGATGAAGACATTGCTATTTGCTTAGAATTTAAAGCAAAAGTAGATGAACTTCTCGAAGGTGGTAAAGTTGTAAGCCTTGGTTTTGATAACTTCCGTAGTGGAAACGGCCCTTCTAAGATTCCTAATATCAATGAAAAATTGGCTATTACAGAATCTTATAAGAAACCTGAAGTAGAAACCATTACTGGTGATCAATTCAAAAAAGATACCGAAAAGAAAGATAAAGCAAAAGAAACTCCTGTAATTGAAGATCATCGTAAAGAAGTTGTTGCAAGTCATGAAGAAGAATCTGAAACTAAAGAAGAAAATACTTCTTTAAGTGGTTCTTTAGTAGTTGAAAATAAAGACAGTGCTCCTAAGAAAGATGCAAGATCTTATTATAAGAAATAAAAAAATAAGAGTAGATCTTTTATGGTCTACTCTTAAATTCATTATCAACTCACTATGGGTTAAAACATACATATAAATTTAGTAATTTTTTTAAAGTGGGTGAAATTAAAATTGGATATGAATATCGTTGGAGCTCTTATCTGTGAAGAAACAAGATCTAACGTAGAATTTAAGATTAAGAGTGAAAATAAAAACGGTTTCATCATCGCTGAAGGTATTCTTCAAGAAGGCGATGAAATTAATAGAAATAGACGTTATTATCCTACAGAAGAATTATCACGTTGCATTACCTCTCCTAGAACTAAAGAATTAGTTGAAACAGGTAACCTTAAAGGTGAAGCTGGTCACCCTTCTGATGCATCTTTAGCTCGCCAAAGTAAAATTGATCCTACTTTGGAACAGGTTTGGTATACTAAACTTTGGATGGATGGTAATTTCGTTAAAGCACATTTCCGTGGTACGAATAATGAATTAGGTAAATCTTTTAATGCTGATTTAAAAGATGGACAACTTCCTTCTTTCTCTCTTCGTGCTGTTGGTTCTCTTGTAAATGAAAATGGTAGAATGACTGTAAAGGGAATGCAGATGATCACTTATGACCGTGTATATTTCCCCTCACATTCTAAAGCATACACAACCAGTATTGTAACTACAGAATCTGTTGGATTTGGTGCTCATAATTATTATAAAATAAATCCTTCATCTGAATTATATCGTAAGAGTAATGAAATCAATACAATTGCTAAGTTTGGTAACTTGGCAGAATCTACAGAACTTATTGTTCCTATTAATCAAGAACAGATTAAGAGTTTCTTAATTTCTGAGTCTAGTAATGTAAAGAATGTACTTGAAACATTTGATGTAGATCATAAGAAATTTAAATTAAATGAAGATGGTACTACAGTAACCATGGGTCTTAAGAATGGTGATAAAGTAATTTTATCATTAGAAGAAGCAATTCAAAATGAAGTTATGTTTGGAGTTTCCAATTATTTCTAAATAAATTTTAGAGTATACCTTTAGGGGTATACTCTATTATTTTTTGATACAATCTATATATTTCTGTAACAATTAAATAATATAAAAAGGAGAGATCTCGATTATGAACAAGTCTAGTTTTTGTATAGCTATTGAAGGTACCGATGGAAGTGGTAAAACTACATTAGCTAATGATATCAGCAAATATATCAATTTAAATAGTGAAGAATTTAATGATTATCATGCTTTTACTATCTCTTTTCCTTTCCATGGTTCAGAAATGTATCATACAATCAGGGAGTTATTACTTCCTGGGAAAAATGTCCCCACAGACATTTTGCAGACTTTGATGATATTAAATATGAAAGATGAGTTTGATAATTTCTTAAATGACTTATTAGAGAAAGAAAAAACTATCATTATTTTAGATAGATGGCTATTATCTACTATTGCTTATAATATTAAAGATAATGGTACTATTTTAGATTCTGCTTTAAGATTTATATCTAAATATAAAAAAGAAACAGATGATATTGTTTATACTAATAGAACAGGTACTTCTCTTAATTTAGATATCTCCGAGTTCTCTAGAATGTATTGTGGTTTAGATCATATTCCTGACTATGTATATATTTTAGATATAGGAGAAGATAGGTTAAAGAAACATTGCGAAGCTAGAATTAAAGATGGAGAAACAATAGAATCTAATGATCTAGTATTTTCTAAAACTGCAAAAATTTATAAAGATATATCTGATGTATTGACTGGATCTAAAGAAACATTTAGAAGAGATCTTATCATTAGTGGGTATTTAAATAATGATCCTCATGATGAAATAAGTCTAACTCTAGATGAATCTGAAGTAAAGGTATTATCAGATCTTTCTAATTATATGAATCCTATAGACGACGAAACTTTGTATGAAAACCTTAAACAGTATATGTTAAAAGATATAAAAGATAAAATATTTTAATTTAGAGGAAATATAAAATGAAAAGCTTCATATCAGATCTAAAGATACAAAAAGATTTAGCAAATGTAATAATATTTCATTTAATACGTAAATGGAGATTACAAGTTGCCTTTTCAATCATTGCATTAGGTATATTTATAATGGGATTAATTACTCCATTTATAGTTAATTATTATTTCTTCCTGAGAGACATAGATCCTATTTCGAATAAAGAAGTAGTAGAGCTTATATTATTATACCTTGTAATAATATTATCATCTTTCTTATATTATAGAGTATTAAAATCCAGTAATGGAAAAGATAACCTAATCAATGAAATTAGATATTTTGTATATACTTGGAAATATGGTAAATTGTTATATATAAAGACCATAAATAGTTGTGAATATGAAAATATTATGAAATATTCTAAAACTATGATATTGAATACAGAAACTGGAGATACCTCCGTTATCGCTTTATCAGATAAAAAATATGAATATTTCATGAACAAAGTAATTAGAGCCACTCTCTATAATATTTTTAATATCTATCTTGATTTTAAAATAAAAAATAAATGTTTTACTCCTTTCCCCTTTTTAAATAAAAATCTTGTACTGAATCCTAATGCCTTATCTAAATTGATGGATACTAAAAAATTAGAATACTTATATTCATATTTGGTATTTGAAAAAGGAAAGAATTGTGCAGATTGTTATGTTTATAATACTCTTTATAATAAGATCTTTAAAGAAGTATTAAAATATATACAGAGTGATAAAAAAATAGAAACATCTTATAAAGAAGAAGATGTGGCTGCTCTTGTAGATACTACATTAGGACATTGGTGTGAAATGCTTTTTGATATGAAACTAAAATATTCTCTTCCTAAATAAAAAAAAAGAGTATAGGAGATTTCTCCTATACTCTAATCTTTATGAAAAGTTTGTAGGAACTCTATTTACAGGAAAGATACCGAATTCATCATTTGAATAATCTTCATAATCAGAAAGTCTTTCTACACTCATGGTTATTACATCATCTTCCTTGTCTATACTAAGCCATATACTTATTTTTCCATATAGCCCCATGCATTTAATCATTTCATAAATACTACTTACAAACCAAATACCATTTTCATCTTTTGCTAATATGGTATACTTTTCTTTTCTATTCCCTTTTATCGGATAATACTCTATGATCACCATAGGAGCATCTTTTAATAATCTAACTATTTCTTTTTTCTCTTCATCGCTTCTTCCAGGCATCATTCCTAATATAGTATACAATGCCAAAGAATCTGTATCCTCCATCTTATACATATTTCTATATTTTGCATCTTTTAAACATTTTTTAGTATGAGGAGAATTTAATACAATATTATACGTAAAGGGTCCTAGATTTGTAAATATTTCCTCTTCTCTATTTACCATAAAATTGATTGCATTAAAATGATTGCTCAACTCTATATCTAATTTATAATTATGATCAGTGTTTATTCTATTGTAATCAATATACTGGTTAATATGAGATAACTCATGAAGGATTACTAAATTTATCATTCCTTTGTAATCTTCTAATGTGGTATATCCAAGTGTTTCTCCTTTATATATGATTCTATCTATATTGATTGTAATGATACCATTATTTACTCTTCCAAAATCAGTTGATTTAGAATATGTTTCATATACTAATTGTATAGCTCGTATTCTATTTATTCTAGTATTGAAATATTTGAATGCTTCTTGAGCATAGAAACACAAATCCGAATAACTAACTTTTTCCATATATTTGCCTCCTTAAATGCTTAATTATTCATAACTATAATATATCACTGAACTAGAATTTATTTGTCTCGACATTTACTTAAAAAATATCTTTAGTATCATAAGGAGGCTTAAAATGCCTAATGATATAAATATGGTTGAACAGCAAATACCTGTTCATTATCATAGATCTACAACTAATAAAACTTTTATAGAAATGAGTAACTACTTAAAAGCTATTGGGGTTAAGAATAATAGATTTATGCTAGCCTTATTAGATCCTGATTTGGCTAATATAGATCCTCATGACCCTAATTTAAGTACTACTTATAAGATGAAAGTTTTGATGGAAGTTAGAAATAACTTCTGGTATTATCTTAGAGAAGTGGTTAGAGTACCAACTTCTGGTGAACCTTCTAAGTTCTTATTAAATCGTGGTAATATGGCATTCTTATATATGGCAATCATGAATTTTGATTGCCTGTTATTACAGCCACGTCAGACAGGTAAGACCATTGGTGCTGCTTGTCTATATACTTATATCTATAATTTTAGAACTCAAAATACTCAGATTTCTCTTTTGAACAAGGAAGCAAAAGACTCTCGTCTTAACCTTTCTCGTATTAGAGCTATTCGAGATTTACTTCCTGAATATCTTAGATTTGATGCTAAGTTTACAATGGATGGTAATAGAAAGAAGCAAGTGCAGAATACTCAGATTTATATGGAAAATGCTATAAATCATAATAATATCAAAACTTATGCTAAAGCTAGAAATGAACTAGCTGCAGCTAACTTGCTTCGTGGTCAAACATTCCCTTTACTCTGGGCCGACGAATTTGCATTTATTCCCTTTATGAAAACTATCTACGGGAACATGCGTCCTGCTATGAGTAAGGCTATCGAAATAGCCAAACAAAACTTAGTACCTTATGGTGTATTATATACAACAACACCTGGTTTCTTAACTAATGATGAAGGAAAATATGCTTATGCTGTTTTAAATAATTCAAGCAAATTTTCTGAAATGTGGTATGATCTAACATATCAACAAGTTTCTGATATTGTAGATTCTAATAAACTTTCTAGTTTTGTTCATATCCAATTTAACTATCAACAACTTGGTTATGATGAAAAGTGGTTTGAAAAACAATGTAGAGATTTGGAATGGGATTGGACTCTTATTCGTCGAGAAATTCTTCTTGAATGGTCTGATGAATCAGAAAACAACCCGTTTACTAAAGACGAGTTAGATGGAATTCGTAAATACTGTAGAGATCCTAAGAAGACAATTCTTATCTTTGGGAAATATCAATTTAATATTTATGAAGAAATTCCTCTAAAATCAAACCTAGTTCCTAAATATCCACCTATTATTGGTGTCGACCCATCTGGTGGTGTATCTAAGGATAGTTCTTGTATTACTTGTGTAGATTCTAAAACTACAAAAGTATTTGCTGATTTAAAATGTAATACAATCTCTAATATAGAATTAGCAAGAGTAGTTCAATACTTGGTTACTAATATGATGCCTAACGCTATAGTCAACGTAGAAAGAAATGGTGTAAATAAGCACAGTATAAAGAGTAATCTTTATATTCCAACAGAGTTAATTGCTTAGAAAAGGC